TAATAAAGGCAGCTTTAAGATTTCAGATTCTGAAACGGAAATCAGATATTGCCATAGAAGACAGATCTTGTCGTATTTATCAAATAGAGTGATCTGTTTATTGTAATGGAGAAGAGAATAACACGCTGAACCAGCGAAAGGTTCAATAATGTGATCATGCCCAGGAGAGGGATATTTGATAGAAAGACACCACTTTGAACCATAATATGAAAAGAACGGTCGTAATCGCTTCATGTTTCCCCCACTGAATATCGTGCCATTTGTCGGCTTAAGGTCATGCAAATATAGCGAAGAGCATCTAGTCCATGGTCGTTCTGTTTCATCACAGTGTCTTTCTTCTGGTCTGCCTTCCATCTATAATTTCTGAATTCTTTGATTATATGTTTACAGTTATCATGAACCAGAAGACCCGAATAACCATTTGCATCAAGTGAAAGCCACTTCTTTACATGCTGAATCCCTTCAATAACACCGAGATGCTTCGGTGCTGGTTTATTCGGAATAGAACAGTAGCGAGCTAGAGTCAATCTTCCATCCCTTGATTCAGGGTCCGCTGAAGTCCATGCAGCTGGTGGATCGTTCTTGGAAAGAGCATAAACCATTTGACCGTTTTCAGTGGTTGTTTTCTCAGTGGCGAAATATTCTCTATAAAGATGCAGCTGGTTATTCTTCTCGTCGTGGGCTATCCAGATGCATGCGAAAGGGTTTCTTGTGCCAAAATCAATCCCTCTGTATCGAGGCCAGTCTTCAGGCAGCTTTCTTGATGGAATCACATGGATTTCTCTTCTGAATTCTGAGTAGACAAGGCCAGTCTGAAGAGTGAAAGACCCGAATAGCCTTGATTGTTGAGAAGCATCAGAAAGATGCTGGGTCGCTCTTCGCAGCTTCACTGAAGATACATACGGATTATCAAGGCCAGATATATTGATTGAAGAGAATCCATCAAGCTCGTTTTCAATAAACATTTCGTGCGGCCATGTGAGTCCCTTCAGTGGAGTCATGGTCAAGAGAAGTTTTCCACCGTAGGGAGTATCAGCACAGCGAAGAAGCAGTTCTTCAAAAATATCTTTCGGGTGTTCTTCATCTAGCCACGCTAGAGAAATAGCACGAAGCCCACGACCGCCCATGCCTTGAAATTTGGCACGACCAGCATCGGCCGACATGGTTATGATTCTGCCTTTATTCGGAAGAGTGATAGTCCCTCGCCCTGCCCCCGTCCAGTTCCGAAACTGGCATCCGAGTGGAAGATATTTCAAGATCTTCGGCTTGATATATTCGTTTGAATCGGCATAACTAAGGCCAGAAGAAATGACAGTGCTCGGTGAAGGTGGAAGAAGACTCAAAGGAAGATTATTCAGTGTCGCCCACTGTTGAACCCACCACTCTTGCGAACCAGCTGCGAATGCGACCGCCAGCTGCGCTCCGATTTCAGTCTTTCCAGCTCGGTTCCCTCCAGCGACAAGAAATGCTTCCCTAGGGAAAGAAAGTGGAACTTCAATCTGACTGGTGCGCTGTTCTGTGATCTCACAGGCTGAACATCGCCACACACCAGCGTTCACTCTTTCCATCGGTCTTCCGCACCCGATCGGTCTTTCAGAAGAAGAGGCTAGCCCATCCCAGCGATGGCAATGCGGCACCCATAATCTTGAAACAGCGAGAGGGAAATGCTTCTTGATTGTGCCTAGAAGATAAACACTTCGGACTAGATCTCTTTCACTCTTCACTAGAATCTTCTTCTGTGAGATCAGCTTTCTTTTCTGTCTTGATTATATCTTTGAATTCATTCAGAAGAGTATTTCTCGGAATAAGGGGCACAGAACCGATCGCATTCAGAATAAAGGCTGAAGAGATCGCTATCAATTCAGCCTCTGAAGGGTGAGAGCGACCATCAAGCCACTCTTGAACAGTGGCACGAGTCACACCAGCTGCGATCGCTAGACTTCTTTCTGTGAGATTATACAGAGAAGAATCCAGCATCATTCTCAAGGCTAGACTGAACGTCTTCGGATGATACCGTCTGTTATTATATTTCCATGGAACGAGCTTCATGTTTATTCTTCCTCTATATCAATAACAGGGCCAGAAATAAGCTCTTGAAGTGAATGCTCTTGAATCTCTTCAATCAGAGTCATGACATCGCTATTCTGAACTTCTATGGTTAAATCAATCGTCGGTCTTTCAGGCTCCCTCACATATCCATGTCTTCTCTCAAGTAACCATGCCGCAGCTGCCCACTGGCCTTCTTTCGCAGCTTGAACAATAGAGGCAAGAGAGCGAACAGCTGAAAGAGATTCTGCTTCTTTTACACTCCTATAAAAGTCCGAATATTCACCGTCTTCTGCATCCCTACCACTGGATAACCAGCGAAAAAGGGTTGACTCTGATATGCCAGCATATGAAGCAGCGATGGAATAAGTACAGCCTAGAGTGATGGCTTCAATAACTTTTCGTTTTGTTTCTTTTGTGAACTTGACTGGTGGGGACATAATGATTCCATAAAAGAGCGGGGCACAGGGATCGAACCTGTCGGCTTAAACTGGTCGCTTAAGTGGCACCGTTGCCGCCCCGCTTAGATGGATAAGGTTTTGTGAAAGACTGAAGTTTTCTTCTGGCACTTCTGGAAAGAGGGAAAGCATATCTATGTTTATCTTTGATTCGCTTTCTGAAGGTCTTCTTTCCCGAATAGGTAATACAGTTCGCTCGGATCGTTCTAGAGTGAACACGAGTTCCATCAGCTGTAAAGAAAGCCCACTTATTGCCTCCAGCGACACCGAGATATAACCAGTTCCCAGCCTGATAAAGGGTTCCGATATGATTCTGTTCAAGATCTGAAAAGCTGAAGATGCAGTTTATATTCTTATTTGTTGCTTTAAATACCTTGATAACAGCTGCGACATATTTCGTAGTCTGGTCTTTCTGTTCACCAGAAAAAGCGATTCGGACAAGTTCACAGCATTCGTTCGGATCGAATCCATACCCCTTGCCTAGATTGCAAGAAGCACCATAACCGAAGATCACACATCCGATATATTTTTCATCTTCCCACACTCCATAGGGTGCACTCGCTCCTGGGCATGTTCCACTGTAATGCCAGCGTGCACAAGTCCGAGCTGCGTCTTTTCCTGAAATTCGTTTTACTTCAATCAAGCTCTTCTCCACAATGGGGACAAGTCTTCGGGGGCTTCAGTGGCCGATCATCTTCTGGCATTATATCGTCAAGATCAAAATCCAGAAGAATCTCAAGTTCTTCAGGCTTCCACCCCAGCCCTGAAAGATCTTCTTGTTTCAAGTCATCTAGAACAGCCTTCAGTTTATCGTCATTCCATGTGCTGATTTCACCGAGCTTATTATCAGCAAGAGCGAGCAGCTGTGCGTCGTTCATATCCAGATCCATGAAGCGAACTGGCACCATCTTCATTCCGATAGCTTTTGCTGCTTCATATCTAGTGTGCCCAGCGATAATCATGCCGTCTTCTTTTCTGGCGATAATCGGTGAAGCGAAACCGAATCTTCTGATGCTATTCGCTATTTCTTGAATCGCAGCTTGATTGTTTCGGGGGTTATCTTTCCACGACGAAAGAGTGGATATTTCTATCCACTCACCGATTGATTCTGACTTCTTGTCTTCATTCATTCTTGTTTCTCTTTTATTTTATAGAAAGAGCGAACAGCATGAAGAATCACACTATTTCTTGATACACCAGCTGCTCTTGATATCTTGTCAAGTTCACTCAGAAGATTCTCTTCAATAATCAAGCCGACTCTTTTCGACTTGCGCCCATGAACGGAAGAACCAGTTTTCACTTTCTTGATTTTATTATGCATTGTTTTGTCCTGTGAGATATAATAACATAGATTTGGAAAATATCCGAATTGAGTTGTGACGGAGTTCAAAGAAGGCCGAGCTATCGGCCTTCTTTTTTTTTTAATATTTATTTCTTGAAACCATTGAACGGAATTGTCGCTTGCGCGCCTTGATATTCTCTTCAATAATCTTCTGTCTTCTGGCCTCTCTTTCTTCAGGAGTTGAAGACTGATATTCTTCCACTCCAGCTGCGAAGCATTGTCTTTCCAGTGTAGGGTTCCATTGACTGACATTGTATTCAAGTACTTCAATGTGATGATAATCATCAGATCTGTATCCCAGCACAGTGTGCGCTTTCGGTGAAGATAAGCGAATAGCAAAAGATTCAATATTGTCATATGTCGTACAGCGAAGACCCCTTTCACACATGCAGCGAGCTACGAAATTCATGCGTTTTGTCTTGTCTGAATCTATTCTCACAAGAATATTGATTCTTCTGGTTCCGTCAATGCACTTCGGACAAGTGGAGTCTTCAAGAGCATTGCGAACATGTTGTTTTCCGAGCTTCTTGATCAAGTATTCTTTCAGTTCACCAAAGGCTGGAGGCTGTGAAGAGGTCGTATCAAGAATAAACTGAAAGACCGCACGCTGAACCATTTCAGCGTTGAATTCTTTGAAAGTAGCATGAAGCATGCGAGTCATGTTCTTGTACCATGCTTCTTTCCATTTCAAGTCTAAATTCCAGTTCGTTCCGATCGCTTCAGCGAGTTCTGAAGCCTGTTCTATTGATAATTTCATGATAATCCTTGTAGGTTATTCCAGAAAGAACCTGTCTTCAGTTCTTCTGGTTCTGATTGATTGATTGAAGAAGAAGAAGAAGAAGAGAAAGAAGGGTGCTCTCTTTCTTCTTGATTCTTTTTACTTGATTCTTTATTGTTAGTAAGATCTTCCGTACCCCCCTCGTAAGATCTTACAGGGGGGGTTAGTAAGATCTTACTTTCACGCTCTTCTGGAGTCATGATTCTATAGATCGCTGTGCGCTTCAGTGAATCGGTATAACCGACACGCTGAATCCACTTCGCCTCTTGAAGTTGTTTCAAGGCTTTCTGAACGGAGCTTTTCGATAGTCCTGAAATGCTCGCCAGCGTATCTTGTGCGGGATATGCGATTCGGTCTGGAGAAGAACCAGCATACATTTTCAGAAGATAATATACAGCAGTCTTCGCTCCGAGAAGCGAAGAACCTTGCTGTATATCTTCAAGTAGAACTTTACTCCACCGATACATTATCAGAATCCACTGTATTTTCATATTCGTTCGGATTCAGTTCAAAGCCTGAGATTCTCTGAAAATGACAAATGGCGAATACCTTTGAAAGTTCTTTCAGATCTGTTCTGTGAGAATTCAGTCTTGATTCGGCTTGAATCACTTCTAATTTAGCACTGAATCTTGAATAAACTTCTTCAAGATCGGCATTTCTGAACAGCTGCATCGCCAGTTGAAAGTCATCATAGGCTGAAAGAAATCTTCTCTCAGTGTGGCGATAATACTGATTGAAATCTTCTATTGTCTTGATTGACTGAAGATGTGGAAAGATATTCTGACGAGCTTCTTCTAGCTCTCCTGGGCACACAGTCTTGAAATATTTCAGTGATTCTTCTAGATAAAACATTTTATTATTCTCCTTGTTTTGTATTGATAAATTGTAGTGCATTTCCAGCGAGGGAAATAATGTGTTTACAGTTTCCACCTTGATATCGACGACTTCCGCAAGTACAGAACACATTCAGATGGGTGAAAATAGTTCGTTCGCCAGTGGTGGTCGCACCTTGACAGTTCCACATTTGATGATTCTCATCAAAGTGGAACGACTTGTTAGTACACTCCACAGCTTTTGAAGATTGCAATCTTGATTGATTTCTTTTACTGGGACGAAGTTCATATTCTTGATCGTAAGCTGCATCAATAATGTCTTTCGCTTTTGCTTTAAGAGCTTCAGCTGCTTCAGAGAAGGGAATCATATCAGATCCCCCTCTTCAATCAGAACTTCACCGTAGCCCACAGGATCGGGGATTTCTATTTCAGAGAAGAGTTCTTCAAAAGCTGCTTGCTTCTCTGATTTATGATATTCAAGACAGTCTTCACAGACTGATTCTTCATGGTTTATGGCGACAAGAGTGCCTTCAAGACATTCATCACCGCAAAGATCGCATAACGCAATAATTGGATACATTGTTTTTACCTTGTTCAGTTCGGTGAAAAGGGAATCTTTTCACCCTCTAAGTATACTCATACTTGAAATGTAAATCAACGATAAAACGAAAAAGAGGGAAGAATATCTTCCCTCTCTATTGTGCCCAGAAGCGAGCTACTTTTGAGGCCGTTCTGGTTCGTATTCGGGAAGTTCTTCCCACGCTGTCAGACCGATTCCGACAAAATCCCGAAGTGCTCTCGCCTTCGCTCTCGTTTCGGCCATTTCATAAATATACGGAAGCATGTTCTTCTTCAGATTGTACTGAGTAGCCGTGGCGATTGAAGTGAATTCTTCTCCATCCAGACCAAAGACAGTCGCACGAATCATGACTCGGCATGTCTTGACTGTCTTGATTATTGTCTTGATTCCATTCTCTTCAATCTGTTCTTCTTGGATTCGGTCTTCTGATATCACATCTTGAATCAGAATCTCGGTCTTGATTCCCTTGATTCCCTTCATGTGGGCGATAGCGACAAGACCAGAATATTTCACATAATGATTACCACTGAGTGAAATCACATGGCCCGCTTCAATAAGTTCTTTGATATTCAGCATTGGATTCTCCTATTTGTTTATTCTGATTGACCAGATAATGAAAAGTGCAGCTGCGATCACTGAATAAGTATAGAAATCTTCAGCGTACGGTGAAACAGCCTGATGGATTGCGATGATTATTTCTTGCATGGTTATTCTCCTTGTTCTGATTGATTGATAATTGTCTTGATATATTCAACGGCTTCAGAGGCTTCTTTCGCTGCCTTCCATAGCCATTCGGGATTGTGTTCTAGATGTGTCGCCCAGTGTGAACAATAATATGAAGAGTTCTTCTGACTTTCCTCTGTTGAGAGTCCGAATTCTGTGCAAAGAAATAAAGAACCGAGTTCAGCGATAAGTTCTTCATATGAATATTCATGCAGAAGAAATTGTTTCGCACTTGTTATTCCGATGCGATTCAATCTTGTCTTGTGACCAGTGGAGTGAACTATTTCATGGGCTAGTGCCGACCACGCTTCAGCTTTCTTTGTATATTCAGA